ATGGTCAGTTAAAAAGTCTAAATGTTGTACTGAACCACCATAACGTAATATACTATCCCAAACTTTTTGAGTATCTTTACCTTTTTCTTTGAGTAGCGCTTCTAATTCTCGATTTTTCCATTCAACTTGAATTTTAGCTACCATCTTTTCACCGTAATTTATCTTATGTGGTTCTATACCTTCGCTAAAAGCCATAGTAACTCCTCCATCTATAAAACTAGTAGATTTTTTAGGTGCTTGAGCCATTCTACTTGTATTACGTTCTCCATAACCTACTAACATCTTAGGTTCTCCAAAATGTTTAGCCATCCATTTAGAAGCTCTATCTCCTTCGGCTCTCATTTTAGAAAAAATATCGTTATTAATTTTCATAGATTCTAAAGAACCAAATTCTACTAAGTTTTTTTGTAAATAAGAATGAAATGCTGATATTCCTAATCCGATAGCTCTGTGTTCCTCAGCAAATTTTATAGCGGGACCTATTCCAGGTATATTCTTTCCTTTTTCTATATACTCTTCAATCACGCAATCTAACATAATATTCATATCGAATAAAAAGTTAGGGTCTTCTTTAATTTCATCCCAGTAGTAAGCAACTATAGAAGATAGACAACAAGCAAAAGTTTTTTCATAATCAGCATATTCTATTGCTTCTGCACAAATATTGGCATTACGTATTTCTAATCCTTTATCTTCATAAGCCTTACATATTCCTTTATTAGAATTTTCAATATCTAAAATATAAGGAAAACCTGCTTCTTTTCTAGTATTTAAAATTTTAGTAAATACTTTTCTTTTTTGTTTATCTCCAGATTTTAATGCTTCTCTGAAACCTTTAGGTAAAACTACTGCTGTAGTAACTGTAGTTAAAAATCTTTGCTTGTCTTTAGGTATTCTTTCTGTGCCTATATCTAAAAAATCCATGATTTCAGGATGGTCAGCATTACAGTAAAAAGTAATAAAACCTCTTCTTTGAGAATTTTGAGCAGTTTTACTCATCATATCTGCGTAAAGCTCAATCCATTCCATTATACTATTTGCTTCTCCTCCTGATCTTATAGGAGAACCAATCTCTCTTATATCAGAAACGTTAACAGCAGTACCTGCACCTCTACTTGCTAATATACCAGTTTCATAAAATCTTTTATATATACCATCTATAGAATCTTCAATTACAGAATGATTACAACTAATAGGTAAGTTATATTCTGATCCAAAAGATCTTAATACAGGAGTTGAAAAAGAAGTCCACCCTTTAGAAACATATTTCTCAAATCTTTTTCCTATATCTTTTAGATATTCTCTTGCTTCATCAGTAGTAGCTAGTTTATCTGAGTATTTTTGGACTGTATCACATATGGTTTGAAATCTCTGTTCTGGAGATTCATCTTTTTCTAAATAACCTCTTTGTAACATTTCTTTTTGCTCAGTATCTCTAAGCCATTGTAACTTTAATCCCATGCGTCTTCTGTAATTAAATTTTGTTTATTATAATCAGTACTTTTTTGTGCAAAAAAATCAAACGCAATTGGGGCTTTTGCCATTCTATCGAAATATTCAGTTGGTTTTAATAACTCTTTATCAACTTCATATTCTTTTTCATAACCTATTAACTCTAATCCGTGATTTAATCTTTGTTTTGTATATTCTTTTATTATAGCTTTAGGCATAAAGTCTAATTCACCTTTTTCAAAAACCCAGTCAATTAACTCTTCTTCTGCTTTATAAGCTTTTCTTATATTTCTTCTTATTTTATTTTCCATTTCTTGGTCAAACCAATCAGGATTTTCTTCTCTAATTATCTTAATTAGTTCAGCACCAAATTGTGCATGTATTGCTTCTTCTTTACTCGTAGCATTAACTACAGTAGTAAAATTAGTAAACATATTCTTATATTTACCGAATGCTGATATAGTTAAAAAGTTAGAAAATAAACTAGCATTTTCTACTAATAGGGAAAAAAGAATTAAAGATTTTGTAAATTCCTTATTTGATCTGGATGTATAACCTTCTAAATATCTATTTAAGTATTTTACTCTACCAGCAATTTGCGGTATATCCATTACGTTTTCAAAAACATCCTCTAATCCTAATAAATCTAATCCCTGTTTATATGTTCTTCTATGAACTACTTCATTACCAGCAAATACAAATCCTGCATCAGCTATTTCAGTTTTCGGTAATCTTATATCTACTCTTGCCCAGGATGTTTTGACTTTATTTTCAACTACCCCAATACAGAGCATTGATCTTTTCATAGCTTCCTGTTCGTGAGGTTTAAATTTTGTTTTGAAATCTCTTACGTCTCTATCGTAGTCAAAATGTTCAGGTGTCCAGAAAGCTTCCCATATAACATTTGCATACCTTAGCAAATGAGGGTAGTCATTTCCTCTAACATCTTCGCTGGGTTCGAATATGTTTTTTTTCATATATATTTCTTATTTAAAAGTGGGTTAGATAAAAAGATCCCTGATAGGATTCTATCAAGGACTCTCAAATAAATATCATATATATTCATGTTCCTGGATATTTTTTTTTACTTTTTTTCAAATATTTTTGACATAGTTGCGCTATCTAAATTAAATGCAGGTTTTGACTCGTCAGGCACTAATTCAGAAGGGTCGGCTTTACCTTCAAATTCAATATGACCATTATTAGTATCCATCTTAATATTATAAGTCATACCGTCTTGACCATACCTATTTTTCATAACATGTATTCTACCAGTTCCCAGTACTTTATCTTCCTTCATTCTAGATAAAGATAAACACATATCAGCAACCATCATCTTGTCATAAGAGCCTGCTGCTTTATCTCCTTCAATAACTGAATCTCTAGCACCCATTCTATTTACTTGAGAAGGTGTTAAGATTGGTATTTTTAAATCTTTAGCTAAACCTTTAGTAGCTATAAAATTATCATCGATTTCGTCTTTTCGTTCGGAATATTTACTTTTAGAAGGAGCTCTTAAATAGTCTACATAATCAATAATAATCATATCAGGTTTATGATCCATATCTATACATTTCTGTACGTGAGCTTTAATAGTAGAAAT